CTTCTCATCTGCCGTAGCGTTCTTTTTCGCCGCAGGATCGCGGTACTCAAGGAAGCCCTTGGCGCGGAGACGGCTAACAAGTCCCATCACTGCACTGCGAGTCATATCCAGTTTGACGGCTATTTGAGTGCCAGTCTTGTGGTCCTTCCACATACGAATGACAGTCTCTATTGTCTTCTCGTTATGATGAGGAGTTGAATCCATATCAGCACCTATTTGTATCTTAGCTTGCCCCATAACTCTATTGTCAAGTCCCAGCCCATCAGGATTAGTAGTCCTGTAAGCCCGATCACGAGGACCGTCACGCAAGCAAGCATGACGGCCCCCATAAACATCATAGCCTCTACCATGTGTATAATGTCCCTGCCCATGATGGCACCTTGGACGCCTGAGCCATACGCACATATTTGGCGCGGTAGGCTTGGGCCTTCCGGTTGAGTTTCTTGTTCCAGCCGCCCCAGCCAGCAACGTGACACGCTGCAAGCTGGTTGTAAGTCTGCGCCCCTACGCTGATGCACTTCTCCATATGGAGGATGCCAGCCGTGATCTGAGCCTTACAGTCACGGTGAAGGTCGTAGCTGCTGATCCCAAAAGCCTCTGCGCTCTTAGGCATTACCTGTAGAGGGCCTACAGCGCGCCCGTGGCGGGTCTTAGGGCCAAGGACGTGACACCTGAAGCCGCTTTCCAACTTGGTAAGCCGGAGGGCGTCCTCAACGCGCCCCTGCCCCAAACGGCTCCTAGCCTCAGCGGCAACCATCCCCGCCACCTTAGAGCGGTCAGGGACCATGGCGCTTAGGTCTAGCGTACCAGCCCAAGAGGGAGTTTCAGGGGCACGAAGCCCCTTACTCCAGTATTCACGGTCCTTGCGGAAGAAATCCGCTGCTGATTCGTCAGCCGCCAGCGGGTGTATCAGGCTTGTTGCCGTCAGAGCCATTGCCGCCGTAAGGGCTACTATCTTGCGCATTGATGTTCTCCCGTCTCGGTGCAAACCGCTTTGCCATAGCGGCGATGTCATCCTCAATGTTGTCAAACTGTGCGGAAGCAAACTGCCCCGCGATAGCAGTGTAGTTTACGTCATCAACCCATGAATCAACAAGCGTCGGATTTGCTGTCTGCCTAGCTTGCTTCACGCACGACATGATGATCGCAACGTCATACATGCTGACCGGTCGGTTAAGTCGGATAGCTGCCAACTTGCTCGCGCGGTCAAAACACAATTCAACAGAGCCGTATTGCTGGCCACGTTCCTTCAAGGCTTGAACAGCATTTGTGAGGATTTCTGCATGATTAGTCATTTCATTGTTCCTTTCCGTATTCAAAGTAAACTTGCACTTTACCGATATGCGCGGTGTTTAAGACTATATCACCTCTATCTTCCCATACCACCTCCCCCGTCATGTGATCTTTGCGTTTATAGTAAAGACGCGCTTTGACGAAGATTTCCTCATTCAATCGCGTCATAAACTTATCAAGAGTCTCGCAGTCAGTCTCAACCGTCATTTGGTGAACGAGATACTCTTGCGCGCTCGGCATGTTCATTGTGACAAGCAGCTTCATTCTTTTTCTCCAATGAACACGAATTTGCAGAATGCGGGATCACACACATAGTAATCCTCTTCCATCTGCGTATTTTTGGCAAAACGTTTTATCTTCTTCCAGTTGCCTTTAGTTTCACCCGGCAGGATAGCGATATAGTTGGCATCTTTACTTAGCATTATATATGCCGTCACTTGCCCCTGCCTTCTGTCAACCGCCTTGACGTTTGACACGATCATATCCTTGTGAGGCCAGTCCTCAAGGCATGTGAAATCTGTGTTTATGTGTTTTACCTCAAGAAGTGAGGACTCTCCGTTTTCCTTGGTGCTAATCAGATCGCCAGCGTCAACGTACTTATTAGGGTCCTCGCCAAAAGGCGCGGCGTCAATGGGATGTATAGTTACGGTTCTCTTGAGACTGCGCAGCCAAGCGGCGACAACGAAGACGCCAAAACTTGAGCCATATAATCTCCTGAGAAAAGCAGCGTGCTTCTCAACTTTGCTAATCACGCCTGACAACTGTTCCATCCATCTTCTTCTTCCATTTTGAGTGGCGACCACCCGGCAATGGAGACTTGGACTTCTTTGCGCCGATGTGGCGTTGGTGAATACGTTTAACTCGCGCGATCAAGGGAGCATCCACAGTAGCAGTATGAGTCCTATGGCACTTACGATGGGCAACCAGCCAATTACTAGCATCGTCAGCACCACCTGCCTCCAAGGGAATCTCATGGCTAACGTCCCAATCCTCGCCGGGGATCACCTTCATGCTGCACAGATGGCAGACGCCCCCGTGCCGCATGAAAATGTCAGCCCGCATCTTTGTCGTGATGCGTACTCGTTTCATTGGATTGAAGCGTCCTCAGCTTCTTCCTCTACGTTGTCGTAAAGCATCATAATCATTTCATATGTCTTGCTCATATTTATAGATAGCGTAGCGAGGGCTTCCTGTTTGCTTTCACAGCACCCAAAAAGAACTTTTGCCATCACTACACCCGTGGCAGGGATTGCGATACTAGCCGTTACGCCATTTAAAATTTTTGTTACGCGCTCGCATACCTCTAATGTTTCCTTAACATGCTGCATGTTTTCAAGCATATCGTTGATCTCTTCTTTCAAACGATCATCAATCATAGCTTCATCTCCGCACGCTTGGTGGCCTCATGCGATTGCCATTCGTGGAATCTCATCCTGATATATTCAAGTTGTACCTTGAGTAGAGACGCCTTTTCCCGCGACTCCACCATGCTCTTGATATAGTCGCGCCAATCCTGAGACGCCTTGACGTTCATCTCAGCGCGACTGACCGGCATATCTCCCTGACCAGCCATCAACTGCGCAAGGAAGCTGGACTTGCTTTCTTCCAGCATGGAGGCGGCGGAGTCCGCATCGACCCACTTTTTGGCGATGACACGAAACTGCTCTGAGAGAGGGAGATTTGTGTCCATGGTCAGAAGGGGATATTGTCGTCGGAAACCGGGGCGCGAGACGGAGCAGCGTCTTGGCGGGGCTCTTTCTTCTTAAAGGAGAATGAGTACCAAGGGTTTCCGTTCTTATCTACCTTGCGCCAAGCGTTCACCCAGTATTCCTGACCCTCAATCATGGCAGAGCCATTCATGTCAGCGTGCTTGTCGCTCGCCTTCCGGTCGTTCTTAAACATGGAACCAGAATTATCGCGCTGCTCATATGCCATCATACTTCTCCTTTAGGGATTTAACTTTTTCGTTAAGTTCAGACAGGAACTCCTGAACAGCCTCTTCAGCCATAGTGATCCATGCGTCGTCCCGCTCGACACGGGCAACAAACAACTGCATCTCTTCTGGCATCCGAGGGTCAAATGACACAAAGTCACACCACGCCCGGCCAGTACATGCCATCTGCCATTGCATCTGAGCAAAGTATTTAGGCGGTGCGCCATCTGACATAAGCGTGTCAATATGGGTGGCGGTGTTTGGGCACTTGATTTCAACAAGGCCATCGTTGCCAATTAGACCGTCTGGCGAGGCACCTGTCATTGTCCCGGACGGGTGGGGCACGAACCCGGTTTCTTCCACTAGCACCCCCCTGTGCGCCTCATAGGCAGCACGCGCCAGAGGTTCCGTGTTCGTGCCCCACATCATCGCGGCGTTCTGATAGGAGTCCCCCTTTTGACCCGTCAGACGCTCCACGATGAGTTCTGCCATATAGTTGGCCCGGCTTGCGCCCCAGCCACTCTTGGTTTTAGCCATAACGTCAGAGACGCGAGAGGCTGTCACCTTGCCAAGACGGGCTGTGAACCATTCGTCCATGCGCTGGTCCATATCACCAGTCCTTTTCTAGAATGTCTTCAGCATTGCGCACGATTGGAGAGCAATCCCTGAGCGCGTCAGGGATCACCTCGTTTAGCAACTCACGCAGAACATTTTCCAGTTCCGCAATCCTATGCGATGCGCGCAAGGTCGTGTTGGAGAGGCTAACCTCAAAAGACAGCTCAGACATTTTGCTCATCGACGGCCCCCGCTTCCTTGGCTGTCGCCTTCAAGGTTTTGATAGTTTCATTGTCAATGA